CTGTTTCAAGCGCGTTCACCAGTTTAGAAGCCAGAACCGATGTGCTTCCAGTAAACGTCTGCTTGGCCGTAAACGTAGTGGCCGTACCGGGAGCAACAAAATCCGTCCCCGCCGTGGCCGCACTAAACGCCGATGCGCCGTTGCCTTTCAAAACCCCGGTCAGCGTGGTAGCACCAGTGCCGCCATTCCCAACCGGGAGCGTGCCAGTGACGTTTGCCGTCAGGGAGCAGTAAGTCGTTGAGGTCGAACCCGTACCGCCAGAAGCCACCGGCAGAGCCGCGCCCAGCGTTAGAGAGCCGAAGTAGTTCAGCGCTACAACAACGTCAGTGCCATTGCACCGCAACGTCATGGATGCCCCGTTGGGCACAGAGATACCTGACCCGGCAGAGGTCTTGACCGTCTGCGCATGACCAGTGCTGTTGGTCACGAAGTACAGCTTGCTGACCGCAGGGCAGATGACCTGATACGAAGCCCCCGGAGTCCCACCGAGGGCGAGGAACATGGCCCGTGCTTCGTCTGAGGCACCGTTGTTGTTGGACAGCGTGTAGTTCGCCGCCGTCATTGTGATGCTGGCAGTCCCAGCAACAGACGTATCAACCAGCGCGGTCAGGCCGGTGTTGACCTGAGTACCCCAGGTGCCAGAGTATTCCCCGGTGGCAGGCTGTACCAGTCGAAGGCTTGTGGTGTATGAGGCCATAATTTATTGCCAGTTGGGGTTTTGCGTATCTGTCACAAGCGCCCAGCCGGGGACTTGAGTCGTTGATGGTGGAAGCCACCCAGGTGTTTGAACTGTACCCGCTGCGGCCCATCCTGGCGACTGGGTGTCCACCAAAATTTGCCAGTCCGCTGTCTCTGCGGTGTTGATGACCACCCAACCATTGACCGTCACTACTGTGACGTTGCCAACCCGCCCGGTGCCATAAACACCAGTAACAAGAACCGTGACATCCCCCGCCCCATCAATCTGGAACGCGCTCGACTGAAACGCATTGGATTGAAAGGCGGTCGTCATTTAGTCCACCTTGGTTATAGGCTTGACGAGGGTAGCGTGGGTATCCAGAGCGGCTTCTTTGTAGTTCTGCAGGGCGAACTGAACATGATCAGGGTGCCGAGCGCCAAGCTCTGGGGAAAAAGAGTAGCCCCAGGTTGCAGCAAAGTTGCAAGAGTAGCCTGCCGGGTTCCACTTCCTGTCCGTGTGCGGAGCGTTGGTGTTACGCCACTCCTGGCTCAGGTAGTAGTAGAACATCTCCGACACCGGAGGCCACTGATGCGTGAAGTCCCCGTAAGCCCGGTTTGAGGCCCAGTGTGGCGTGACCACGGTGGCCTTGGCACCTTCCTTCATAACGCGGAAGGCCTCGTTCATGAAGTGAACCCGCTGCGGCGCAGTCAGATGCTCAAGGAAATGGCTGGCGTGGATCTCTTCCACCGTGCCATCCTCCCAAGGCCAAGGGTCAACGCCGATGTTCAGAACGACATCAACACCCTCCATCGCGTACTGATCTACGCCGATGAAGCCTTCTTTTTTCTTACCGCCACACCCGAGATCAAGTTTCATTGTTTACCACACATAGTCAGGAATGCCGCCACGCTTGCCTTCAAGGTCATAGTGTCCAACCTTTACCGAGCAATCAATAGCACAACGATAGCCGTACTTCCGGGCATCACCCCAGAAGTAGAGGTCTTGCGTGGCAACGCCACCTTCAGTCTGAGTCACAAACCAAGGCTTGCGTAGGCGCTCGTCCTTGAACATATCAAGACGCCAGACGTTGAAACCCATGCCGGTGCCGCAGCACTCAACCAAACCACCAGCAGGATCAGGACGCTGGGGGCGGAAGTTCAACACTGGATCTTTGGGATCGCCCCAGATTTGAGCCACCCCGCCTGGGCCTTGCGTGAAGTACAACCCCCCGATACAGGCGTACTCCGGGTGATTCTCCATCTGGGTGAGTAGCTTGACCATTCCATCAGGCGGAGGGATGTTGTCGTGCTCCAGCGTAATGACGTACTTCCACTTGCTCAGGTCTGGATGAGCCAGGATGCTCTCAATCGCAGACGTAAACGCCTTGCCTACCTCCATGCCTACAGCCCACAGACGGGTGAACTTGGCATTGGGTGGCGCGTACATATTCATCCATGACGCCACCGCACGGGTAGGAATCTGCCCGAAGCACGGCACGATCTGGATGCAAGAAAGGTCTTTGTAAGCCTTGTCCTGCGTAAGACGCGAGATGGTCTTTTCCAGATCAGCGTTGTGTGCGCCGCCGTCATAGGAGGAGATGATTTGTGGCTGCATCAGGGCATTTCGACAATTAGCGTGGGCACATAGGGTGCGCCAAAAGTTACGTCAGACTCCCGAACGCAGAGTGCGATTCTTGGCACAGGGGTAGACAGAACGATGTAGACGATGTCGTCAACCGTAACCCTTTGGCACCCATCAAAGTCGTTGATGTCCATGCTTACACCGTGCTGTTGATGAACATGACTGCAGGGGCACGGAGGTTGTTTGAGTCAGACCCGCGAATCTGGCTGAACGCGATGCTGTTCGGCATCCCTGATGTTGTCGCGGTGTAGACGCCCTGACCAATCGTAAACTGCTGAGTGGTGTTGTGAGACTGCCCAAAGAAGCCCACAAAGTTGCTGTTGACGTTGCTAACCAACATCTGAGAGATAGATGCGTTTGCACCGGCAGTCGTGGTACGCGACAAGTGCGCGACCCAAATTTCCTGCTCTTGAACCGTCAACGTCCAAGGGAACGTGAGCAATCGCATACCTGAGAACAGAGAGTAGCTTGCAACAGTTCCTGAAAATGTGAAGCCTGTACTAAATGAGGTACTGGCGCTTAACGAGAGCGTACTGCCATTTTGGGTGTAGAACCCCATCCAGTAACTCAGCGTCACAGAACCCGTCGAATTGGTGGCGTTGGTGTAGGCAATTGGGACGCCTACCCGATCTTGGAAGTAGTACGGAGAATGCTCCGGCTCAATATAAAGAGTACCCTGCCCCTGCTGACCCGCAACCATCATCAAGTCAGCGTAAGGAGCCCAACCGTCATACGTGTTGTTTGCGATGATCGAAGCGGTCATCGTTGAGCCGTTCAAGCCAAAACTTACACCGTTGGAGTTGCTGAAGACCACCGTGCCCGAGGTAATAGTCGAGCCCGCCACAGCGATGTTCGGACCCGTCTGGTTGGTCGTGCCACCGCCGTTGCCAGCAGAAAGCGAAAGCGCTACCCCGTTGGTTCCGACGTTCATCGTGCCCGTCAGGTTTGTCAGAGCAAGCGTGGTGCCTACCCCTGCAATGTTGCCTGCTGGTTGCGTCTGGGTTGTCTGTGCAGCGTAAGTCGTCAGGTATGCGGGGACTGCCATCGTCAGTCCGTTGGTCCCCAGGGCAGCGGTAATGACCGTGCCGGTCGTCGTTGTGCTCGTAAACCCTGTGCCCGCTCGACCAGAGGTCAGGTCATTCACGTAGGTTGTGATGTACGCTGGGACAGCCATTGTCAAGCCGTTGGTTCCGAGCGCAGCCGTGATTGCTGTACCTGTTGTGGTGGTGCTGGTGTAGCCCGTGCCTGCGTAGTCCGTCTTCACGGACGCTGTCATCTGGTTGGTGCTCAGACCAAACGTGACGCCGTTGCCGTTGGCAAACTGGATCGTGCCCGTGTTCTGGGTGTAGGTTCCAGAGCCTTGCAGTGCTGCACCACCGCCACCACCGGCAATATTGCCACTCAAAGACAAAGCTACACCGTTAGTTCCAACATTCAATGTGCCGGTAATGTTTGTTAGGGCAAGCGTAGTACCAACACCAGCAATATTGCCTGCAGGTTGCGTCTGTGTTGTCTGGGCGGCAAATGTGGTGATGTACGCTGGAACGGCCATGCTCAGACCGTTGGTCCCTAGCGCAGCCGTGATCGCGGTGCCCGTTGTCGTGGTAGACGTAAAGCCTGTGCCAGCCCGCCCAGAGGTTAGGTCGTTGGTAAACGTAGTGATGAACGCAGGCACAGCCATTGAAAGGCCGTTGGTGCCCAGGGCTGCGGTAATCGCAGTGCCCGCTGTGGTCGTGGATGTAAAGCCCGTGCCTGCCCGACCTGAAGTCAAGTCGTTGGTAAACGTAGTGATGTACGCCGGGACGGCCATCGAAAGGCCATTGGTGCCCAACGCGGCAGTGATTGCCGTGCCCGCTGTAGTGGTCGATGTAAACCCCGTACCCGCCCGCCCCGATGTCTGATCGTTGACAAAGGTGGTGATGAACGCTGGGACAGCCATTGAAAGGCCATTGGTCCCAAGCGCCGCAGTAACAGCAGTGCCCGCTGTAGTTGTGCTGGTAAACCCCGTACCCGCTCTGCCTGAGGTCAGGTCGTTGACAAAGGTCGTGATGAATTGGGGCACGGCCATAGAGAGGCCGTTAGTCCCCATAGCAGCCGTGATGGCGGTTCCAGCCGTCGTAGTGCTGGTGAATCCTGTGCCTGCGATAGCCCCAGAAGCCTGAGTCTGCACGGTCTGTGCAACCGTGTTTGCACCACTGATGATGATCGTGGCTGCACCAGCGGCTGTGGCCGCGCTCAGGGTGACGTTATTCCCGCCTTGGAGGACAAAGTTTGTCCCCGTAAAAGACGAAGCCCCTACCGTATTACCGGAGAGGGTCTGGCCTTGAATGTGCGCAGAATTCCAGTCGCTTGGACGAACGACAGATGTAGCCGTCCCGTCTGCAACTGTCTGTGTATACGCGTGATACAGCGCAGACATCTATGACCTCACTCTATGCGAATGAGCGCATTGGTCGCATTTGCAACAGGCATCTGCACGGTAAACGTTCCGCTAGATACTACTTTGTCAGAGCCAAAATCCAGCACCGCCACGCTCTTGTTGCCTTTGCTGAAGTTGTAGATCAGAGCACCACGAGCGGTGATCGTCGCAGAAGTGAACGCAATGTTATTGAACGTCACCCAGGCTGTTGTACCTGAACTGGACACCGCCACACCAGATAGCGTACCCCCACCGGCAGAATACGTCCCGCTTGCGGGCACCTCACTGGAAGTTGTGTAAACCGTCGTGGCCGCGCCAAGATCCGCAGTGGAGGCATACAGGGCAAGTTTGAACGTGTCCGTCCCAAACACATGCGTGCCTGTGAATAGCTCCGCCTTGAAGCTGGTGGTCTGCGTTTGAACAATAGCCATATCAGATCACCTGTGTTCTGACCTGCCCGGAGCGGTACGCGTCTTGTCGATTTTTCCCGTCACCCAGGTTCTTCAGCAGCGTCAGGGATTGAACATACTGCTTGTCCATCTCGGCCACGATGTCAGGCTCTTGCTTCATAAACCGGGCGGCTTCGACCATGACCGCGTTAAACAGCACGCTGTCAAAGTTGTCGCTCAGCCATGTGTTGGTGGCCGTGACAATGCTCTCTGGGTAGTAGAAGTAATGCAGTTCTGCCGACAAGGCAGCGCTTGGCGTTGGGCCAAGGATGAGCGTCAACTCATCAGGATTTCCGCTGTCCGGGCCAAAGAGCGCGTAATACTTCGGGGTTCCCGTCGTTGCCGGGTTTGGGAACGCTGATCGGATGAAGTTCACATCCTTGTTCAGCAGGTACTCGTAGTTCCCAGAGCCGTCAATCACTGCAAGGCTGAAGACCGACAGGAAATCTGACGGCGCTGCAAGGTACTGATTGCCAGACGTAAGCAGGCCCGTGACGTTCTTGCGCAGAGCAGGGAGTTGGACTGCGTTGTAGATGCGCTGCTCTGCCAACTTCGTCATTGTGGCGAAGTCAGTGGCCGAGAACGTGTTCTCGGTGTAATCCTCAACGGCAGTTTTGAGAGCAGCGTAATCCACGGTTTACCTCAAGCCATCGGCCCACGGGCCATGAAGCCACGGGTAGCAGCACCAGCACCGCGCATCTTGACGCCGGAGGTTTTGGCCGGGGGAGCAACCTCCTTGGAGGAGTTCCCAATCACCATGCACAGGTCACGGGGGTTCTCAGCACCTTGGGGATAGCTGGACTTGGCAGGAGCAAGTTTCTTGGTCTTCATGGCTCACCCCGTCTTCTGGTTCATGGCGCGGGACATATTCTTGCCCAGGCGCATGCGGTCATCGGTGGTGGGGCCGCCCTTTTTCATGCCCTTGGCATGCATGGCCTTTACGTGTTTGCCAACTTCTTCCTTGGCAACTTTGCGCATCTGTTCTTTCATCTCTGCTCCTTACGAAATCACGACAGTGACTGTACCTACTAAACCCTGTGGTGCCAAGGCATTTGGCGTCAGGGGCGCATCAAACCCGCTGGACCCGCCTACAGGGTTCCAGCCCCACTCAATCACTCTGCTGCCTTCACCGATAGACCCGATGGCCGTTTGGCCCGAGGCGTACCAAGTGTTCGTATCAGGGCGTGGATCTCGGATGGCCTGCGGATCTGACACGGGATACATGCCAAGCTGCAACTGCGGATGGTCCGGCGTCCAGCACTGGGGACATGCCTTGATTTGCGTCTGCTTGGTCTTGACCGTCAGGTTCTTGAGCTTCTTCAGGTCGAAACGGAACCCGCATAGGTCACAGAAACCAAATGCCTTTGCGCCGTTTGCAAACCTATTGCTCATGAGATGAACATCTGGCGAGGCACGAACCGCACCGCAGCCTTCTCACGGTCTTCCGTCGAGGCAAGGTCCCAAGCCTCGTCGTACTGCTGTTTCAACACCTGCATGCGTTCCATAGCGCCAGGGATCTTCATGGACAGGTAGTACGCCAGCCCTGCAACAAGCGCATTGAGGAAGCGGAACGGGATGTCCTGCGTGTACGTGCCACCGGCACCGGCGTCCTGTATGCGGCGCAGTCTCCAGTAGACCAGCGTATACGTCTGCGAGTTGTCGGGCGTGGGCCACACCGTGAACTGCGGAGCAGGCGCTTGACGGTTGATCCAGATCTGAATCGGCCTAGCCTGCTGCAGTTTGTTCGGAATGGACGAGTACGTGGAGACCGAGATGCGCGTGATGGTCAGGTCTGTCTGTGTGGAGACGTTCCCCGCACCTGTGCGAATCACATGCTCAATCAGGTCTACCGTATCAGCAGGCAGCGTGTAGGTGTTGGTGCCGGGAGTCAAAACTTGCGAGCCTTGCTCTACCGTCCAAAGGTTAATCCCCCGGTTGGCCCAGTCTGTAAAGAGCAGGTTCATGGACCGCCGTGCGGTCTTCAGGTCATAACCCGTGCGAAGCTCCGCACCACAGCGCTCAAAGGCTTCCTCAACGTATTCGTTGAGGTCCATGTCAAATGTAGTGGTGCCGGAGGTTGCCATATTACTTCGCCGTCATTGCGGAGCGTTTGAACGCTTTGGCAGTAGGAGCGCCGGGAGCACCGGGCTTGCGCATGGTTTCGCCCGATCCTGCGGCAATCCGTTTGCGCTTGGCATTGATGTTGGCGTAGAGACCAACTTCGCCGCCCTCGGCGTACTCAGTAAAGTCCGTATTGTCACGGCGCTTCTTGACCTTGCCTTTGAGTTCCGGGCGGATAGCGCCCATGCCTCGGCTTGCCCTCACCGAATTGCTCCACGAGTCTTACCACGTTGGGCGCAGCCGTCAATCTTGCCGCCCCCGGCGTAGCCAATCCGACCACCCTTAGCGCGGAGTTCGTAGTCAGGTTCACGATCCTCCCGCGTACGATCACGAGGGGAAGCCTTCTTGGGAGTAGCCTGTAGGACGGGCTTGTTACGCTCCATTGTCTCCGCACGAGCTTTGGCGGTCTTACCCGCTTCTGCGCGTTTGGCCTGAAGTTGTTTACGCCCAACTGCTCCACGCATGGTGGACTCGGCGGCTTCCATCTCGGCCTTGGGGCTGAACCTACGCCCAGTTTCCGTGGTGACCTGCTTCGCCGTTTGTGGGGAGGAAAATTTAGCCGCTGCAGCCTTCGCAGTGGATTTTGCAGCCTCGGCGGCCTTCTCGGCTCGGCTCAACCGTGCAAGTTTTGCTGCACCTGCGATCCCCGCGCCCGCGCCCAACCCCATGAAGATGCGGTCCATGTTGCTGGGGCCAGAAGTATCTTCGCCCGTGCTGGCGGGAGCAGTCTCGCCACCCTTGGGGATTTCCGCGCTTGCCGCTTTCGGTGCGGGGGCGGGGGCAGATGCTTTGGGTTTTGGTTTTGCCGGTGCAGCCGCCTTGGGGGCATCACTTCCCCCACGCTCTAGAAACTTCTTCGCCCGAGCGTAGGTATCTTCGTCAAAGCTACCCTTTTCACGCCCAGAAGCGAGTTCGTCTAGGGCGGCGGTGCCCCCTTCAGAAAATTTGCGGTATTTGCGCATATCACATCACCCGTCCCTTGGTATGGCCCTTGGTCACACAGCCGTCACCACGAGTTACAGACCCACCACCTGCCATCTTCTTTACCGGAGCCTTGGCAGGCTTCGGGGGCGGGTAGTCTTTCTTGGTCTGAGCCGCTGCCTTCTTTTCCCCAGAAGCGCGTTGCGCTGGGGGAAGTGCCGACAGTTGGTCGATGTCGATGGGCGGCTTGCCCATTTCTTTAGTGTATTCAGCCATATTGCACCTCAGCAGGCTTTGCCGCCCATAGCCATCTTGACCATCTTGCCCTTGGTCTTACCCTTGGACTCAATACCGCCGCCCTTGGCAAAAGCCAATCCGGGCGAACGGACGGGCGTTCTGTAGTTCGGCGCAAACTCTTCTTGGGGCGTACCGGTCTTGGTCACGGTCTTTGCCCCTCGGATGCCACCACCACTGGCGTAACCCTTACCTTTGGCCTCGGCCATCTCGTGCTTGATCATGGACTTCGGAGCGCCTTTTTTCTTCATAAAGGCCACTTCCTTCTTCATCATCGCAGGGGATTCTTTTTTCACGGTGCCTCCTTCGGCATGGGCTTTCGGCCCGACAAACTTCTTCGCTACGCTCGGCGGGACATCCGTCTTGCCAGCGAGAGACGCATACATGAACCGGCGCTGCTTCTCAGATTGAACCGGCATTTTGCTTACTTCGCATAGTATCCAGCTTGGCTTCGATCCTGTCAAAGCGCTCCAGTAGCTCTTTCATGTCCTGCCGGAACTCAGACCGAGTGATGTGGTCACGGGCAATCTCTTCCCGCGTGCGGTTGAGCAGGATAGACAACCTATCAAGCTCCTTGAACTTGGCCGACATGAAGAACGCCACTGCACCAATCAGGATGGTCAGGACGAGGTTCCAGAGTATTGTCGCTTCCATGACTTAGCACTTCCATGCACGCCGCGCTTTCCTCAGGCGGCTATCAGGGTCTTTGGCCGCTTCCGGCCACATTTTCATCTGTCCCGCTGACCGGGCGCAGAAAGATTTCTTGCGAGGGCCACCCTCTGGCTGTGGAGGCTTCAGATTCATGCCCTGCGCCTTGGCAGACGCCCGCCCTTTGGCGTTTAGACCGCCCTTGGGGTTCTGGCCTTCCTTGCGGGTCCAGGCGGCGCTCTTAGCCATGATCAGGCCCAACCCCGCACCGGAGCCTTCGGAGTGACCTTGTAGGCGTCCAGTTCCGGCGCTTCAGCGGTGTGCCGCACGTTGGCGTGCCAGCCATCGACCGGGGCCATCTCGGGCACTTCGCCTTCGTCGGTGGTCAGCATCTTGCCCGTGGGCTTGTAGATCACACCGATCACATCGACAGCGGCGTACTTGGGCAGCTTGACGGTTTCCACCACATCGCCTTGCACGTTGGTCTGCTCGTCAAACAGCACCGCGTCAGCCTCGGCTTGGTCGGAAAAGCGTAGGAAGAAATCGGTGTACATGGTGTCGTCCTCGTAAAACTGTTGCTTGACCCAGAACCCACCCGATGCCAGCAGATGAGCCGGTGTCTCCGTCAGGAGTTCGTTGAATGGGTCGAAGGGGTCGTAGGTCATACCGTCAGGGCCTGCAACTCGGCATTGCTTAGGCGGCGGGGGTAGTAGGTGACGCGGCGGAGGTGGATCACAGTGCCGCCGCTAGTCCTAGTCCCCAGCGCAAGCCTAGTTACCGATGGGATAGACCCGGATGTGTCTGTTGTTGGAGCGCTGCTGTTCGTTGAAACAGCAAAATCATTGGCAGCATATGCGCCAGCAGTTCTGCGGACTTGTGCTGCCGTTGACGGATACAGGCCCGCTTGAGAAACGCCCCCAACACTCACCTCAAATCCGGCGACAACCGTGGTCAAGTAACCGACTTCAATCCGGTTGTTTGAACTGTTGTCATTAAGAGATGCCGCCAGCGGAAAGAAAGTCGCTGGGACCGTGTAATTAACCGATGACTCCGCAAACAGCGTCCCCTCCGTCGCATTAAACCAAGGCGACAGCGTATTCACTGAAGCCACATCGGCTGCACGGGTCAGCGCGGTGGTGGTGGTGGGGATGTAGCTGGTGGGGAAGGCTCCTGCTTCAAGTTGAGCGCCCCAGATGTAAACAGACGTTTGCCCGTTTACACCGTCGTAGTTTGTGGTGTTGTCCGCAATTGTGCCTTCTACCCAGGCTTGTATTGACGTAACAGATACGTCAACAGTTCCAACAACAACGCACCGATACCACCCATTACCTACGTTTTGTATGCTGTGCGAAACGTAAGTAATGCCAGAACCGACTGTATTTCCAGTGCCAACAACGCCAGTCTGCAAGTTAAACCATGCTCTTGCTCGGTTGTTAGTGGCAGATGCGTTTTGTAGCTCAATCAAGGCCCATGTTCTATTTACCGCCTTCAAAAAGAAAGAAAGCGTCCAATTCGTTGTAGCACTGTTTGTAATACCGCCTTGCCTCAAATCGTGCGTGTTTGCTGCCGTACCGTCTTCAACAATTGAGTCTGCTGACGTAGTGCCGTCCGGTGCGGTAGCTGTGTTTGCCGTAACCGTGGCGCGGGTCTTTATCCACGAAGCATTATCAAACTCAGCACTGCGAAGCAGTGAGTTCGTCCTCGCCTCCTCAATCAGCAGCCCCTGAGCCGCCAGGGTGGAGGGGTTGTAGTCCAGGCGCGGGGCGTCAACGGCGGCGCTCTGCAACACGCCGGCAGAGTCGAAGTACGTGGCCGTGCTGGCACGGGTGAAGGTGATGATCTGCGAGAAGGTTTTGTCTACGAGTCCCACGCCGGTCTCCCAAACTACATATTGAGCAGCAATCTGATACTGCGGGATGATGAAATCGGTGTTGAGCGTGTACCCGTTTGGGTCGGTTAGGTCAGTCACCACCCCCGCAAAAGACAGGTCCAACGTCGGGCCAAGCTGATTGAACGGGTTGTTCCCCGTGCCACCACGCAACGGGTACGCAGGAAGCGCGAAGCCAAACCCGAACGACATCAGAAAATCCTGACAATGTTGGTAGCGGACGTACCAGACGCAAACACGCGGATCACCTGCAACGGCACCACCGTGCCGCCCGGGACAGCAGC